CCGCGGTAATTTTATCGTCAGTGATGTTTTTATATATCGTAGATACTGCGCGCGATATCTCCTGTATGGTTACCGTAGCCCCGCTCTTTGCCTTTTCGGTAATGTTTTCCAGTAAATTGTCAAGCTGCCCTTCAAACTGACCTCTCTGAATGCCGCTGACCATGTCATCCATCAGGTTGGCGACCTTCTTCTTATAGTCTTCGATAGCATCTGTAACCTTGTCCTGTGCTGGTTTCAGCATTGCCTCCTTGTTTCGGGTGCTGATCGTTTCGATGATGGCAGCCGTCACTCCGCGCTGCGCCTTAGCCACCTGATCCAACGTTGATGCTTCTGTGAGCATGGCAGGTAGGTATGTACCATATTGCTGATTTACCGCTTTAATGGCATCTGCGCGTTCCTGAGTACCTTCCGTGGTCTTCTTGATGGCCTCAAACGCCTTATTAACGTTGTACGTTTCCGTTTCCAGTGATTCGGAGAACTCCGCCGCCGCCTGTGCCGCTTCGCGCTTTTTCTTGATTGACGTGGTCAGGATAGTGACGAATGCGGCGATTCCTGCGGCTGCCAGAACGTATGGGTTCAGTTTCATGGCCGTATTCAGTCCCATCTGTGCCGCCGCAGCCTTCAATGTGGCCCCGATTTGCAGTTTCTTGGTGGCGATGTCCATCACGGCGTACTTGGTGCTGATAGCCTGCCATGCCGCCACGGTCATCAGCGCCGCCTTGTATGTTCCGTAGGTGACCACCAGAACCTTGAGAATGTCGATGACCTTTTCGTAATTCTCGACAAGGCTGATGGCTGTCTTCAGAACGCTGCTGATAGCCCCTTCCTGCGACTCTCCGATCGAGTTGAACATCTGGTCGATGGCGTCCCGAAGGTTGCTCTGAAGCCCGATGATCGTCTTGGCCTGCTTGTCCATCAGGTTGGCGAAGCGCCCGCCCTCAGAACTCATGGACTTGAAGGCGTCGGCGACTTCCTGGAATCCGATGTTACCGGCGCTGACCATGTCCTGGATGGCCTGCTCGGACTTACCCAGGTTCTTGGCCAGTTCTGCGATGATAGGCACCCCGGCAACATTGAAGTCGCGGAGTTCCTTGCCTGTCAGCTTCGCCTGCGTCTTGATCTGCCCGAAGTTCAGAATCAGCCGTTCTATGGGTACCGACAGACCGGCAGATACGTCACCCAGGGATTTCAGCGTGGGGATGATCTCCTCGGCTTCGATGCCGAAGGCCAGAAGCGACTTGGCCCCTGAGGCCACCTCCTGGAGTTCGAACGGCGTTGTGGATGCCAGTTGCACCACCTCCGCCATCAGCGCATCCGAGCGCTCCTTATTCCCGAGCATGGTCTCGAAGGCCACCTCCAGCTGCTGGAACTCCCCGCGCACCTGGGCGATCTGCTTGACCATGTTGCCCGCGAAGTTGAAGGTGAAGTATCTCGCCAGCAATCCGCGGAGGTTGCGAAAGGTGCTGTCTATTCCCTTGCCCGCCTTCTCCACGTCACCCGTGAGGTTTTTTAACTGCTTGTTGATGTCGGCGATGTCGCGTTGTAGCTGCTCGCCGTTTATCCGTGCGTCGAAATATATCCCTGCCATCTGTTATTTGCTTGCGTATTTTCCGAACTTTCTGATCAGTGTGTCTGCATCTCCCGGTATGGCGTCGCGCTCCTGCGGGCTTACCTTGCGGTCGGCTTTGGCCTTGTAGTGGTAATATGGCATGTCGCGCATCTTCATCATCAGGTTGATCCAGCTCTCCTCCCACATGATTTGCCGGTGGTTGAGCATGAATGTCTTTTGTATCAGGGCGAGGGTACCCCAGAAGGTGTCACCGCCGCGGTGTTCTCCGTCGGCGTCCTTTTCCGTAGGAAGTTCATCCCCGATGTTAGTTGCATAATAAAAAAAAAGTGTTCAGCACCCATTTGCCGGTACACCAGAGCCATCAGCGTGAACAGTTCCGCCGTGCTTTCCACCCTTTTCAGCAGCAATCGCGAGAGCATCCCCGTCAGCCAGAAACGCCCAGGACGGTTCAGTATGGCCACGGCCGCCATGCGTGCTATCACCCGAAGATTGCCGCCGGTTCGCAGCATCTCGTGGATCATGTTTTCACTGTCGCTGACGTCCTTCAGCCGTGTGCTTTCCTGCGATAGGCGTACGATCGTCCCGGGTCGAAGAGGACGGATGCCCATCGGGATCATTATGCCAAAGAGCCAGCGCACCTTGAATTTTGCAGACTGGTCAAGTAGTGCCGCCCCTGCCTCTTGCTGCAGTTGCTTATCCTTGTCCGTTTCCTTTGTCATGTGTCGCATTTATAAAAAAGGCCGCCGTCATCGCTTCGGGCGGCCCTTCAATCAACCAATTAAACCAATTATGAGAAAGTATTGCATCAGGTGGTGGGGATGCGGAAGCGGTAGGGGGCCTGGTCCGTGGCGCCTGCTCCGGTGGTTTCCGGAGCCAGGGCGGTGGCTTTGACCTCCATTTCGAGCAGGTTCTCACGACCCAGTACCGAGTCGAAACGGGCAAGGCACGAAGCGCGGGGGATCTCGAAGACGATGTCATTGGTGGTGGTGATCTCCAGCGACCTTTCGATAGCCTCGACGCTTTCGGGACCGTAGTAGTAGTCTACGCCTGTTCCGGTGGCGGCGGTGCCGCCCTTCATCACGGCGATCAGGTCAGGAGTCATGTCGTAGGCCCTCCAGGTCATGGTGAGCTTTCCGGGGTCGGTAACGATCGAGTGTACGGGGGTGGTGACCTCCTCCACGTAGAACTCTGTGGTGGTGCTCTCATCCTCGGAGATCGTCAGCGAACCCTGGACGGTGTATGCCCAGGGGGTGAGATCGCCGGAGGCGGGCATCGCGAAGCCGCTGCCGGTAGCGACGACTGCGCCGTGTTTGACGGATTTTATTCCGTATAAGTATGAAGCCATATCTTACGTATTAAAGATTTTTACTTTTAAGCGGATGTTGCTGTAATGGTAACTGATAAGCGGTTCACGATGGTATTCCTGGCTCTCAAAGTCGATGTGGTAACCGATCCCGTCGGCATCCACGTCGGTGACCTCCTGCAGAAGGGTCATCAGCGTTGCGTTGCGGCACTCCAGCGTTTCTGTGTCCGGCAGGGCATTGGCCTTGTCGATGTCCGCGCAGTAGTAGTTCACATTGACGATCACCGTCTGCATGACCCCCGCCGAAATCGGCAGGGCGTTCATCACAACGTATTCGTCAGGCGTCACATTGGTAGGCTTGGTGTATTTGTACACCGGCACCTGGACGCCGTCCGCGGCTGTGAGGATGGCATATATGTAGTTGATGACCGTGTCCTGTGTCTTCATCGCATTGCTGTTTGAACCCCCGTCATGTCTACGTCAATGGCCGTCCCCTTGGCTGCTGCGAAGCGGCGCAGGCGCTGCTCCACGTTTGTAAGGGCGACCATGCCCTGGCTGGTGATCACGTTGAATCCCCGGCTTTCGAGGTAGCTGGCGTATTCCATTCCCGCGACTCCGATCAGCTGGTATCCGATGTTGACCTTTGGTACCTGCTGAAGGACGGTCATGGCCGCGCTGGTGGCCTCGGCCGGACCCTCGACCCTCCCGCGGATGATGGCCCCGTTCTGGAGGACATAATAGCCGATGGAGTTGCGAAGGTTGGTCGTGTCGTCGAGGTATTCGCCAGGGCCCCGGGGCGTATCCCCCTTCTTGCCCTTGCGCACTGCGGGGAAGGCGCTGCGGTCGATGTTGAGGTCACGTTTTGCCTGGTCCATGAACTCGGCACCGGTCAGATCCAGTCTGTTGACGATGCCGTTTTCGATGGTCTGCAGCTGACGTGCCGTTTCCGCCATTATTGCCTTCGGTGATGTGCGCAGCGTTATACCCATGACTTTGAGTTGAGCTGGTTATTTTCGTGTCGCTTCACGGTTCCCGTGTATTCCCTTCCCGCATGTGTCGTGATCGTGACCGGAGTCCCCGGCAGAATCTCGGTGGTGTGCACCGGCTGGTAGACGGTGTAGTCGTACTGGACGACCTGTCCGTCACGCGTGGTCACCGTGCCCTGC